ACTGTATCGCAAACAAACACGCTGATGCGATGGACAACTTCCCCTCGCCCAACATCCTTCCCCGTGAGGAGGGGGATAAGGCAGAGGCAGAGATGCTGACCTCCATCATCCCGGTAATCCTCGACCAAAACGATTTTGAGCAGACCTACGATGATGTGTGGGGCTACAAGCTCAAGAGCGGTACGGGTGTATACGGAGTCTTTTGGGACTCTTCCAAACTCAATGGTCTTGGTGACATCTCGGTCAAGAAGGTAGACCTCATCAACCTCTTTTGGCAGAGCGGTATCACCGATATCCAAGACTCTCGCAACGTGTTCCATGTGGAGCTTGCCGACAACGAGGTGCTTGTGGGTCGGTATCCCCAACTGATGGGTAAACTGACCACCGCCACCATCGACATTGCCAAGTATGTCTACGATGACTCCGTGGACACCACCGAGAAGTCTGTTGTGGTGGATTGGTACTACAAGAAGGTCAACTCGCAGGGTAAGCAGGTGCTTCACTACTGTAAGTTCGTCAACGATGTGGTGCTTTTCGCCACCGAGAATGACCCCAACTTTGCCGAGAGAGGCTTCTATGACCACGGCAAGTATCCCTTCGTCTTTGACCCTCTGTTCCGTGTAGAGGGAACTCCTGCAGGCTTCGGCTACATTGATGTGGGCAAGTCGGCACAGGAGTATATCGACAGGGGCAACCAAGCCATTATGCAGAATATGCTTGCCAATGCCCGTCCTCGTCACTTCATCCGCAATGACGGCACAGTGAACGAGGAGGAGTACGCTGACATGACCAAGGACTTCGTCCATGTGGACGGCAACCTCGGACAGGATAGTGTGCTTCCGATCCAAGGCAAGCCCCTCAGCGAGATTTATGTCTCGGTCATCAACAACAAGATTGATGAACTCAAGGAGACCACAGGAAACCGTGATGTATCGCAGGGCGGTACAACGGGCGGTGTCACGGCAGCGAGTGGTGTGGCAGCCATGCAAGAGGCTTCTGCCAAACTCGTTCGTAAGGACAACAAGGGTGCATACCGCTCCTTCCGTCAAGTGTGCCTCCTCATCATCGAACTCATTCGTCAGTTCTATGACCTCCCCCGTTGCTTCCGCATCATGGGTGAGAACGGAGTCGCAAGGTTCGTGCAGTATAGCAACGCAGGCATTCAACCGCAGATGCAGGGCATGGACTTCGGCATGGACATGGGCATGAGGCTTCCCCTCTTCGATATCGAGGTAACGGCACAGAAGGCTTCGCCCTACTCCAAGATGTCGCAGAACGAGCTTGCCCTTCAGTTCTACGGGGCAGGGTTCTTCAATCCGCAGATGGCTGACCAAGCACTTGCTTGCCTCGACATGATGGACTTTGACCGCAAGGAGTTCATCATGCAGAAGATACAGATGAATGGCGGTATGCTTCAGCAGATGATGATGCTGGCACAGATGGTCGATGGCGGTGTCGGAGAGATAACCGCAGGACTCGCCCAACAGTACGGCATCGCAATGCCCGGTATGAACGCACCGCAGAACCCCGAAAGCACAGAGGCTCTCGGTGGGGATAGTAGTGTCGGGGAATCGTCCACAACCAAGAAAGCAAGACAGAGGGTGGCTGACTCCACCTCTCCCACATAAGGGGGCGAGGATATGATACGGGCTTTCTTCAGCCGTAGGAATGACAACGGCACAGAGAGCATTACCTTACGGCTTATGGGTCACGCAGGGGCATCCAAAGAGGGCGAGGATATCGTCTGTGCCTCTGCATCGATCCTCGCTTACACCGTAGCACAGAGCCTACAGTTCCTGTATGAGGAGGGCGGTCTTGAGGAACGGCCCCATATACGGCTCGACAGGGGAGATGCGGAGATAACCGCCATCCCCAAGTACACCTCATACAAGGAGGCTCTGCACACCTTCTTCGTGGCTCAAGTGGGGTATCACCTACTTGCCCACAACTATCCACAGTATGTGGAACTACATTCGTTTGGTGAGGCTGAATAAGCCTTAAATATAAACCACGATTCGCCCACGAAACGGGCAGAAAGGATGACTTGTATGTCACACAAACTCTTTTCCGAAGGCATCAACCTCCAACTGTTTGCCGAAGGCACGGGTGGAGATGGTGGCACGGGTGCTGACGGAGCAAATGGTGTAACCGCAGGTGTTCCCAGCCTGCAAACCAAAAAGGGCGCAAAAAATCCCCTTGCCGATGTCAAATACGGCATCCAAGAGGAGGCACAGACCGCCGATGTGCCGAGCAATACCGATGGTGCGGTAGCAGAACCCGAAGACCGCAACGCAAAGTTTGAGGCTCTCATCAAAGGAGAGTACAAAGACCTCTACGATGCGAGGGTTCAGGATACCGTACAGAAGAGACTCAAGGGTTCAAAGGAGACCGTTGACAAGTACAACGAACTCGCCCCCACCCTTGAAATGCTTGCAAGAAAATACGGGGTAGATGCATCCGACATCAAGGCTCTCAACAAGGCTATCGAAGAAGATGATAGCTATTACGAAGAGGAAGCCATGGAGAAGGGTGTCTCCGTAGAGCAGCTCAAAGCCGTCAAGAAGATGGAACGTGAGAATGCCGAACTCAAGAAGCAGATGGAGGAGCAATCCAACAAAGAGAGAGCCGAACGAGATGTGGCAGAGTGGATGAAGCAGGCAGAACAAGCCAAGCATTCCTTCCCCAACCTCGACCTCGGTGAAGAACTCAAGAACCCTCAGTTCATCAACCTTCTCCGAAGCGGTGTCGGTGTAGAAACGGCTTACTTCGCCATGCACCACAGAGAACTCGTCCCACAGGCTATGCAGTATACGGCAAAAGCGGTGGAGCAGAAACTCACGAACAAGGTCATTGCCAATGGCGCAAGACCTACCGAAAACGGAATCTCTTCGCAGGCATCGGTTGTAGTCAAGAGTGATGTGTCACAACTCTCAAAAGCCGACAGAGCGGAAATCATCCGCAGAGTCGCAAGAGGAGAGAAGATTAAGTTCTAAACAAAATCCGATCTCCTTTTACACCACACCACACAACAAAACAACAAAACAACAAAACAAAAGGAGATTCAATCATGGAATTCATCAAAATCAACCTTCAGCTTTTCGCTAACACCGTACAGACCACCCTGCTTGATGGTCTGTCCCCCGAAATGAAGACCTTCTACGATATGACCCTTATCGATGAGGCTTCGGCAAACCTTGTTCATGACCAGTTCGGACAGAAGAGACCTATCCCTGCCAATGGTGGTAAGACCATTGAGTTCCGTAAGTTCTCTTCGCTGCCTAAGGCTACCACCGCTCTTACTGAGGGTGTTACCCCTGATGGCAAGAGCCTTACCGTGACCGCCATCACCGCTACTGTGGCTCAGTACGGTGACTACATCACCCAGTCCGATGTGCTTGAGCTGACCTCCCTCGACAACACCATCCTTGAGGCTACCAAGCTTCTTGGTAAGCAGGCTGGTCTTACCCTCGACACCATCGTTCGTGACAAGATTCACTCCGAGAACAAGAGCATCTTCTGGGCAAATGAAAAAACTTCGAGAAGTAATCTTGCCGCCGAAGACCAGCTCACCGTCAAGGAGATTCAGGCGGTAGTTGCACACCTTCGTGCGCAGAATGCTCCCACCATCGGTGGCAAGTATGTTTCCATCATCCATCCCTATGTTGCATACGATCTGATGCGTGATCCTGAGTGGATCGATGCGCACAAGTATTGCAAGCCTGAGAACCTGTACGAAGGCGAAATCGGTGAGGTTGCCGGTGTCCGCTTCGTCCTGACTTCCGAGGCTAAGATCTACGACGGTGGCGTATTCGGCACCCTGATCTTCGGTGAAGGCGCTTACGGCGTTACCGAGATCACCGGCGGCGGCCTGCAGACCATCATCAAGCAGAAGGGCTCCGCAGGTACCGCCGATCCTCTGGATCAGCGCAGCTCCGTGGGCTGGAAGGGCATCAAGACCGCCGAGATCCTGATCCCCAATTATCTGGTTCGTGTGGAGAGCAAGTCCAGAGAGTTCTCCGCCAACGCCATGGAGAACTAAGCAGAAAG